GGCGATCTTTTTTTTGAGGCCAGATGAGGCTCCGGAGGGCCGCAATGCCCGACGGTGACGATCTTGGTTCGGTGACGATCGGTCCTGCAGTCGCTGCCGGCACCTACCGGCAGAAGCTGGAGGCGATCCGCGACAAGCTGGCGGCCTCGATCGACGGCGCTGGCCCTCGGCAGCTCATCCACGTCGCGCCGCTAACCAAGCAGCTCACTGAGGTGCTGCGGCTGCTCGAGGAACTGCCCGACGAGAACGCGCCGGCCGACAGCGTAGAGACCGCGCAGGAGACCGTCGAGGCGAAGCTGCGGCTGGTGCAGTGATGCTCGGCCAGCAGCGCCCGCGGATCATGTCGGTGCCGCCGTACACGGTGTCGCTGGGCGACGAGGCGGTCGACTTCGCTGCGAAGGCCGGGCTGCACCTGGACCCGTGGCAGCAGATGGTGCTCCGCGAGTCGATGGGGATGAAGACCGGCGGCAAGTGGGCCGGGCGTCAGGTCGGCCTGCTCTGTCCCAGGCAAAACGGCAAGGGCGCGATCCTCGAGGCGCTGGAACTGTTCCACATGTTCGTTCTCGGGACGCCGCTGATCGTCCATTCGGCGCACAAGTTCGACACGTCGCAGGAGCACTTCCTGCGACTGCGGACGCTGATCGATGCCAGCGACGACCTGTCCCGGCATGTGCGGGCAATGCCGACGTCGCAAGGCCATGAGGCGATCGTGCTGAGTAACGGCAACCGGTTGAAGTTCAAGGCCCGGACCATCAGCGGCGCCGGTCGTGGCTTCTCGTCGGACCTGCTGGTGCTCGATGAGGCGATGGTCCTGCCGGAGCAGGCGCTGGACGCGATGATGCCGACGCTGCGGGCCCGCAAGAACCCGCAGGTGTGGTTCACGTCGTCGGCCGGCATGGCGGACTCCACGGCGTTGTGGCGGATCGTGAAGCGCGGCCGGTCCGGTGAACCGGGGCTGGCGTACTTCGAGTGGGGCTGCGAGTCCGGCGCGGATGTGCTGGATCGGGCGAACTGGGCCGCGGCGAACCCGGGGCTCGGCTACCGGTTGTCGCTGGAAGGGCTCGAGGACGACCTGGGGCTGCTGTCGCCGGAGGGGTTCGCCCGGGAGCACCTGGGCATCTGGGACGACGCGGCCAATGCGGGCCTGTTCGAGCCCGGCGTCTGGGAGGCGCAGGCGGACCCGTCCGCGGAGCGTGGCGCGCAGCCGGTGTTCGCGGTGTCGACGGCGCCTGATCGGTCCTGGTCGGCGGTTGCGGTCGCCTGGCGGCGCGCCGAGGGCTTCCAGGTCATGCTCGCGGACTACAAGCCGGGCACGGCGTGGGTCGCGGCGCGGGTTGAGCAACTGCGCGAGCGGTGGGCTGCCCCGGTGCTGGTCGACACGGCCTCTCGTGGGCTCGTGGAGGGCGCCGAGGAGCCGTCGCAGGCCGATCAGGCGATGGCTCACAACGGGCTGTCTGACGCGGTCCTGGCGGCTCGTCTGTGGCACGGGAACGAGCCGGCGCTGAACGCGGCGGTCCGTGGCGCGCGGTGGCGTCCGCTGGGCGATACCCGCGTGCTCGACCGCAAGGGCTCGCTGGACATCTCCCCGCTGGTTGCTGCCGCGATGGCGGTGCACGGGCTGGGTGCGGAGCGGCCGAGCGTCTACGAGTCCCGGGAGTTGCTGATCCTGTGATCTTCGCCGCGCACGACAAGATGCTGCGCCTGCAGGTCAACGAGCGGTTCCTGGTGACGTGCACGTCCGGTGACACCTGGGACGGGCAGTTGAAGGACGTGGACGACGAGCACGTGGTCCTGCGTGGCGCGAAGGCGCTGAACGCGGGCGAGTGGCAGCCGGTCGACGGCGAGGTCTGGATCCCCAGGCTCTCGGTCAGCTATATGCAGCGCCCTTAGTGGACCCGGCGCAACTCGTAGCTGACCTCGCCTTCTGAGTGCATCTTGCGACCGTCAGGGACTGGCTCGTAACGGAACGTCTGGTCGCCTGCCGGGATGACGATCTGCCCGTCGGCGATGTAGGGCGTCAGTTCCCGCGCGAAGGCCATAGCGATGAAGTCGGCCGAGACGTGGATTCGCGCGGAGCCGATCTCAGTCATCGTTCTTCTCCTCCAGTCGGGCGAGTCGGGCTCGCAGTTCTTCTAGCTCGGCTTCGGTTCGTTCGGCTCGGGTGTTCACCGCTTCGACTACGTCCTCAAGGCGCCGCTGGCGGGAGTCGAAGCGCCGGTTGAACTCCATCTGCATGGAGAATGCGCGGGCGACGACCTCGAACGCCTTGCGCGTCTCCGGGTCGATCTCGTTGAAGTCGACGTTGACGACCTTGGAGTGCCCCCGGACCAGGGCGCGTCCGGCGCGCTTCTGCTGGCTTCGCGCCAGGCGAAGGTGCTCGGTGATCTCGACGACGCGGTAGCCGACGTTCGGGACCACTTCCAGTGCGTGCTTGTTGACCTCCTCGAACTCCTTGGCTGCGCGGCGCATGGTCATCTGAATGCGCTGGCGGTCCTGGGCGGGATTGAGGTCGCAGGCCGCGCCGAGGTCGTCGTAACTGATGACGTCGCCGACCTTCAGGTCTTTCAACTCGTCGTAGATCATCCGCCACCGGGCGCGGTCGCCGACGGGCTCGAACGGGGTCACAGTTCCTCGACCTCGACGGTGAAGCGCCCATAGCGCGGTCGGTAGTCGCCGAGGCCGATGCGCGTGCCGGCCGTTTCGGCGATGCTGCGCAGGTCGTCTATGGACAGCACTGCGGTGTCTAGAACGCCCTCGGCGTCGAGACGCCATTGGCGGAACATGGGCCGGGTCCGCATGACGCGGTTGGCCTGGACCTTGACGCTCTTGACAAGCCGGAAGTTGGCGTCGGCCCACAGTCCGTCGGCGTCGCGGGGTCCGCCGTAGGCCAGCGGGTTGACGTTCGTCTTGACGAACACCCCCTGCTGAACTTTCCGACCCGACTTCGTGATCTTCGCAGCGTCGACCAGGCAGCGTTCCAGGTTCTCGCCCGGGACGTAGGGGCCCAGGTCGGCGTCGAGGTAGAGACCGCCGATGAACTCCAGGCGGGCCATCTCCTCGCGGTCGTCATCCGTCTTGACCCGCTTGCTCGACACGGCCTTTAGCGCCTTCGTTGCGGCGTCGAGCGGGTCGGCGAGTCGCGCGCTGTGCATCACCAGCGGTTCGGTCCCGGTGAGTGTCATTCGGAAGTCCACGGGTGCTCCTTTAGTTGCCTGTTGGCCCTTGCCTAGCCACGCCGAGCCGCGCCACGCCGGGCCTGGCCGTGCCATGTCTCGCCCCGCCACGCCTGGCCGAGCCTAGCCTTACCCGGGCCAGCCTTGCATGAGCAATATACCGCGCAACTATGCGCAAGTCACGCGATAGAGGAAGGAAACGCTCAATGGCGGTCTTCCTCTCTCAAGGTCAGGTGACCGGCTACGGCCCGGACGTCTACGCGGACGCGGTGCCGCCGTGGTCGACCGGCATGTACTACGGCTCGACCGGCCTAGAGCTGGTCGAGCGGTTCGCCGCCTACGGGGCGATCTACAAGGCGCAGACGTGGGTGTACACCGTCGTGCGGAAGCTGGCCGTGTCCCAGGCACGCCTCCCGATCGCTGCCGACGACGGCCGGATGCTGCAACTGCTGTCCCGGCCAAACCCGAAGATGGACGGCTACGCCCTGCAACTGTGGACGGCGAGCACCCGTGAGGTGTTCGGCGAGGCGATGTGGCTGAAGATCCGCGACCGCAACGGCACGCCCCGAGAGCTGTGGCCGCTGCACCCGACGAACCTGACGATCCGCCGCAACGGCGAGACCGGGGCGCGGGAGTACCTGTACCTGCCGGGCCACTACAGCGCGAGTACCGCCGAGGTCGTGTTCCCCGAAGAGGACATCATCCACTTCAAGGGATACAACCCGGACGGCCCCGAGCGCGGGCTGAGCCCGCTGGAGCCGCTGCGGTCGACGCTGCTGAACGAGGACGCATCCCGCCGCGCCACGCAAGCCTTCTGGACGAACGGCGCCCGCCCATCGGTGCTGCTCTCCACCGACAAGCAGCTCTCCCCTGCGGCCACGGACCGGCTGAAGGCGCAGTGGGAGGCCCTCCACAGGGGTGTGGACAGCTTCGGGAAGACGGCTGTGCTCGAGGAGGGCATGAAGCCCACCGTCGTGCAGCTCAACGCCGAGGAGATGCAATACATCGAGTCGCGGAAGCTGAACCGCGAGGAGGTGTGCGGCGTCTACGACGTGCCGCCGCCGGTGGTGCACATCCTGGACCGGGCGACGTTCTCCAACATCACCGAGCAGATGCGGTCGATGTACCGGGACACGATGGCGCCGCGGCTGGGTGAGTACGAGTCGACGATCAACCACCATCTCGGCGTCGACTTCGGGGGCGCGGCCATGCTGTTCAGCCTCGATGACGTGCTGCGCGGGTCGCCGGAGCAGCGGTCGCAGTCGAATCAGGCGGCGATCTTCTCCGGGCAGAAGACGCCGAACGAGGCGCGCGCCGAGGGCGGCCTGGGCCCGCTGCCGGGTGGCGACAAGTTGTACATCAACGCCGCCGCGATCCCGCTGGAGGCGGCCGAGTTGAGCCCGCCGCCCGGAACGACCATCGAGCAGGTGCCTGTGCGTGTCCGCAGCCTGCGTCCCGTTGACGAAGAGGTGGAGACGGCGTGACCGATGTGATCCGCAAGGCGATGGCTCAGATCGAGCCGGGCGCCGACGACGCAGCCAGCGAGCACGGCACGTTCCGGGTGATCCTCTCCGATGAGACGTTCGACCGGGACGGGGAGTCGCTGAAGTCGGGTGAGTGGATCACTCCGCTGCCCGATCACATCACGTTCGACATCGACCACGCGATGAACGTCGCGGGCACGGTCGGTTCGGGCCGGCCGTCGATCGGCCCGGACGGCAAGATGTACGTGGACGGCTCCTACTCCTCCCGGCCACTGGCGCAGGAGGTTCGGAGCCTCGTCAACGAGGGCCACATCCGGACCACGTCGGTGGCGTTCCTGCGCCGCAAGGACGGCAAGGCCGGGGCGCCGAAGCGGGAGCTGCTGAACGGCGCGTTCGTCGCGGTGCCGGCGAACCCGAACGCGGTCATCCTCGCCTCCAAGGCGTTCGAGCAGGCTGAGGACGTCGACACGAAGGCCGGCGCCCGCAACTCGACCTCCGACGCGGCCCGGCTGCAGCAGATGCACGACCTGGCCGTGGAGAACGGCGCGGCGTGCAACTGCGACGCCCCAGACGGCAAGGCTGTCACCGCCGCCGCAGACCCAGAGGCCGGCGAGACCGAGGACGAGACGCCGGACGAGGCCATCGCCTCGGTCGACGCCGTCATCGACCAGGCCGTCGCGCTGATCCAGGGCGTAGACACCTCCAGCCTGCCGGAGAACGTGCAGCAGGCGCTCGCGCTGCTCACCGCCGCCGACGAGACCGTCGACGACCTCATGGAAGACCAGGGCATCCCCGATCCCGACGAGGACGGGGAGAAGGCCCTCACCGACGACGAGTTGTTCGTCAAGGCGCACCTGATCGCCCTGCGCGCCACCGCGGTCTGACCGACCGCCCCTGATCCGCCTCCCGGAGCTGGCCACTCCGGGAGGTGCCCGTGGAGACGCGGGCGCACTTCCAACCCCTCTCCTGAAGCCGCGCTGCGGCATGCCCTCCCCTGGAAGGAACCACACCCATGCCCAGTCTCCTCGAGGCCAAGGACAAGGTCCGCGAACTGTCGGCCAAGGCGCTGACGTTCGCGGAAGACAGCAAGCTCACCGCCGCTGAGAAGCGCGCCAAGCTCGAGGAGATCGAGCCGGAGATCAAGACCTGGATGGACGAGGTCTCCAACCTGGAGTACGTCGAGGAGGCCCGCGC